AGAATGGCGATCCGCCGCGCCAAGAGCCGCGGTCTGAAAGCCTCATCACGCTACTTACGCTACCGAAAAGGCCGCGTGTCTCGTTCCACCCGACGCTCTCCCGTGAAGAAGCGAACCTATCGCAAAAAGGGCGCATCGAAAAAGCGCATGATGAACATGATCGCAACCAAGAAGCGGGACACTATGCCGCCGTTGACTAACGCGTCATTTGACCCAGCTGAAAACTCAACCGTCCTTCCTGCCATTCTGCTGCCTGGTCGCCCTATTCCGGACCGAACCCCTGCATACACTTACGTGTTCCCTTGGATGCCTACGTTCCGCAGAGCTTATCCTGTGAGTCATTACGACAAGGCCAAGCTTGGTGTGTCAGACCCGTACTACGTCGGTCTCGCCGAACGAATCAGCATTCAGACTACTGGTGGCCTTCCTTGGAAATGGAGACGTGTCTGTTTCACTTTCAAAGGCACCACCCTTGTTGATCCCGCCCCGCGGACCAACACCACTATCCCTGCACCACCCATTCCTACCTATGATACCAAGGATTATTATCATGAAGGATTCGACAACGAAGCCGGACAGTTCCGCACCATGTACGACTTGGCGTCATGGTATGGCGGCCCTGGGTGGGAAACAACCCTACCAGAGAGGCTACGTACCTTGTACGAGCATATCTTTGAGGGCCAATCAGCCCAATTCAACACGACTGGCATTCCCTCCAACACTGATTGGTTCAATGTGATGGATGCCAAGACGAATAACACCCGTGTTAACATCAAGTACGATAAGACAGTGACCATCGCAAGTGGTAACGATGATGGAGCTACCCGAACTTATCGGAGATATCATCCAATGAAACGAACCCTGCAGTATGATATGCTGGAAGCGGGCAATGGCACGATTACGAATGGCATGTCAACGGAGTCTAAGCAGGGCATGGGTGATTACTATGTGATTGATTTCTTTCAAGCACGCTATGCATCTGACGGAGAAGATGGTAGCCTCATTTTTGATCCTCAGGCCACTTTGTATTGGCATGAGAAGTAGATATAATCAAATCAATTGACTAGGCGGGACGGCGAAGCCCCGCCGTTTTCACTATCTAATTTAAGCTCAGCGCAGCGTCCTGCCGAGCGCAGCTCACTACCTTAGTCATCCCAAGTGACTATCTTCTCATTACATGAAATGAATGTGACATTTGCTTCCATCCAATGAACGTCTTCCGGAGTCATTCCGTCACGAGGGTCATCGTTAGCCAACCAAATGCTCACCTTCCCCCAAGGCAACAATCTAGGTTCTCGGTATAGAACCTTGACTGAAACATGTGGCTGACAACCAAGCCACTCTTTAAACGAATGAAAAAACTTCATCCCGCCCCGCATATCGTCGAACACGGCATAGTCGACGTCTGGGGCCTTCAACAACTCAATTCCACTCAACAGACCCACACAATATATGTGAGATCCAAGGCTACGGGCCCACGTAGTCTTTCCTGTTTGAGATTCCCCATACAACACTAGTGACTTCCTTCGAACTCCACCTGCCATAGATCCGAGACCAGATTGTCGCAACCAATCATCTCTGCCATCAAGGTCTCCTCTAATGAACTTCGCTCCGGCAGGTGACTCATACTCGGGAGCATGATATTGAAATTTCCAATCGCAGTATTTCGAAAGTGCGGGAAAAGAAGTGACTGCAGCTCTTGGATCATAGAGGTGCACCAGTTCCCAAAACTCGTCTCGAGTCGCTGCTTGCGTAATCCGACTCCAGAGAGAATCAGCCTCCCCATCGAGATCTCCGCGTGATGGCCGGCTAGGCCGTCCGAGACCTCCGCATACAACGTCGCCATCCTTGATCGCGTAATCGAATCCCGCTTCTGGAGTGCCATAAGACGGGACAACATTTGGATGCTTTCCGTCCACATCGAATACATCAGTTCTTCTGCTTCGAAACTTCCGTCCGAAGTCGCAAAAAACATGGAGGTGAAGTCCACCATCCGCGTGATGCTCTCGTCCAACGATACATTCCCCTGCCAGTCCTGAAATGACGTCCATAACTCCGAAAGGGTCGAGATCCCCGCATTGGGAATAGGTAAGGAGGACATATCGACTATGAACAAAGTCACGAGACTTCTTCTTGGGAGGCATGTGATCAATGGAAGTTGCTCTCGAAGGCTCTGGGCAAACTAATATTATAGCCCAGAGACAGAGCAACCTCTGTCTATAAATACTCCCCTCCTCGCACTTCGGACACTCCAAATGTCCGACCAGAAACATTACCCCTCTCCTCCGTCCAGTCAGAATGGCGATCCGCCGCGCCAAGAGCCGCGGTCTGAAAGCCTCATCACGCTACTTACGCTACCGAAAAGGCCGCGTGTCTCGTTCCACCCGACGCTCT